TCACGGCGACGGTAGGGGCCGGGACCTACGCCTCCGCGACGACCCTCGCCGCCGCGGTTCAGACCGCCCTGGACTCCGCTCTCTCGGGGGAGACCTTCTCGGTCGCCTGCTCCGCCAACGCCAACGGTCAGCTCGTGTTCAAGCTCACCAAGAGCTACACGGACACCGAGGGCTACCTGGAGTTCATCGATGGCACCGCTGCTCAGGACTTCTGCGTCCTGGCCGGGCTCGACACGGCTTCCGCGACCGCGGGTGGTCAGACGAAGCTGGTGGATGGGGCGGTCGCCAAGACCTTCTCCATCGCGGGAGACAACACCTCCGCTCTCCTCAACGATCGCCTGATCCTTCGGAACCGGGTCATGCCCGGTGTCGGGTCGCTGTCCGGTCACGCGATGGAGGACCAGTGCGGGCTTCTGGTGTCCGCTGCGACGGGGAACACCCAGGCGGGGCTGGTCGCTAACGACTACGGGACCGCGGGTGTCTCTGCGGTGATCAAGCCCGCGACCCTGCTGGGCCGCATCGGCTTCGCAGATGGGCAGGCGAGCGGCCACTCCGATTCCCGAGACGGTCAGCCCGCGATCACCTTCTACGCTTCGGGTGGAACCACCAGCCAGAACAACGTCTTCCAGTTCACCTTTGACGGCACCCCGGTTACCGTGGTCTTCACGGACGCCAGCGCAGCGACCATCGCTGCGGGTGGGTCGGCTGACGTCCCCCTGGGCCCGGCCGGCACCGCTAACACCGTCATCAACCAGATCGCAGCCGCGATGGCTTCGGCGGGTATCGCCGCCAACGCCGCCGCGGTCATCTCTGCCGGTTACCTCTTTCAGGAAGGGGCCGGGATCCGGATGGTCTCCGCCCTGAGCACTTCCGCTTCCAGCCTCGTCATCGGGACCGGAAACGCGAACGGAACCCTCGGGTTCAGTGATGGCGAGGCGGCTTACCGGTCTCTGCCTTCGGCTCGGCAGGTGGCTTCCTCCCTGATGGGGGGGATCGCTTCCACGGTGGCTAACTCGATCATCCTCTGGGATGGTCCGACTTCCGAGTTTGCAGCCACCGGCCTCGCCGGCATCGTGAAGGACGCGAGCAACGCTGAGTACCTGTTCATCCAGAGCAAGGGTGGCTCCGGGCTGGGGACCGCTTCCCAGGTCGGATGGGCCGCCGCTGCTGCGACGGACGTGCTCAGCCAGGGCACTGGCTTCGGTGTAGTCGCCGGAGACGGCTCCGCGGGAGAGGCGGGTATCTCGGGCTTCTACGTCACCAGCTCTGACACTGAGAGCGGCTCAGGGACCGCAAACAACTCTGTCCTGAACGACAACGACGACGGGTTGGGTCAGGACGGGATCATCGGTCAGACCTACCGGGATCTGGTCACGGGGCTCACCTTCACTCTCCTCGCGAGGGAGGGGGGCAGCAATTACCCCGTGGGTGAGACCTTCACCCTCACCGTGTCCTCCGAGGTCACCAGCGACAGCAACCTCCCCCACAACGGCATCCCTGGTGTGGAGCTGCTGGTGACCAACACCCTGGGCGTCGGGGCTGGGGATACCACGGTGGTAGAGACCTACGAGCGTGGCGGGAGCCAGCCCAGCATCGGGGATGTGTACTACGCCAGCTACGACTACAGCAAGACCGACTTCGACACTCGGCTGTACACCAAGCTGAAGTCCATCCAGAAGTCCTTCGGGGCGATCTCGCCTGAGAACCCTGCGACCCTCGCCGCCTACCTCGCCATGCTCAACGGGGCTGTCCTGGTGGGCGTCAAGCAGGTTCAGAAGGCTAGCGGGAGCACCCAGGCGACCACGACCACCTATCGGAACGCCGTGGATGAGCTGGAAGGGGCTCTCCCTGGGAACATTTCGGTGGATCTCTTGGTCCCCATGAGGGGCGACGACTCCGATCTCTTTGCCTACATGGCTCGCCACGCGGATATCCAGAGCAGCATCCGGTACAAGTCAGAGAGGACCGTCATCTCGGGCGTCTCCGCTGGAACTCAGCCCCGGGATGCTCGGGCAACCGCTGAGGCTGTCCAGGCGTCCAGGTTCCGCATGGTCTACCCGGACATGGTGACCCTGAAGCTGGAAGACGCCTTCAACGTCGAGAGTGAGTACCTCGTAGACGGCACCTACCTCGGGGCCGCGATGGCAGGTGCCGTCGTCAACCCCAGGCGGGATGTGGCCTCTCCCTGGACGGGAGTGAAGCTCCTCGGGTTCAGCCAGCTCGGGCGGACCCTGGACCGGGTGGAGCAGAACACCGCTGCTGTGAGCGGAATCACGGTCATCGAAGACCGGCCCCCGGTCCTCCGGGTGAGGCACGGGTTGACCACCGATATGACCAACGTGCTGACCAAGATCCCGACCGTGATTCAGATCGCGGACGAGGTGCAGCAGCAGTCCCGGAAGACCCTGGACCGCTTCGTGGGGCAGAAGTTCCTCCACGGAGTCACCAGTCAGATCGAAGGCCAGCTCAGCAACACCTTGAAGCTCCTGGTTGAGGCTCAGATCATCTCCGCCTACACAGGCGTCGGGGCCAACGTCTCCGCCAATGACCCCACTGTCGCAGAAGTCGAGGCTGCCTACATGCCAGTCTTCCCGCTGCTCTACATCAGCGTGGTGTTTAGCCTACGAAGCAGTCTTTAAGGTACACCTTTAAAGGAAAGGGAAAACCTGTTGACCTTTTGCTCATGACCCTGTAGTCTCCTTGTCTCCCAAGCAAGGAGACCTGGGTATGACGAAATGGGACGGCAAGATTGAGGGCCTTGACTTCGTGGTGTGCCTGGGGTGTGGACACAGGGCTAAAAAGCTCTACAGGCACATCGCGAAGCATGGGCTGACTTCAAAGGAGTACACGGCTAAGTATGGTCCGGATGCCCCTTTGCGGAGCAAGGCTCAAGCTCAGCAGCAGAACCGGGCACGATTGGCCCGGTTAAGCCAGAAGCCCGTCTCTGCACCGGCAGAGACCAAGGATGTCTCTTGCCCCTCCTGTGAGACCTCTCACCCGGTCTCCAAGTGGATGGGTAGGCTCCACGACCTTCGATGCCCTCAGTGCAAGGAAAAGGCTCTGGAGGCCCCACGGGAAGTTTGGGGTGAGGAGGGTTCTGACTACGTGGTTTGTGAGGTCTGTGGTCACAAGGCAGAGAATTTGACGAGCCACATTCAGAATGCCCACCCGGGGCATAATCAGGGGGCGGTGGTGGCTCTGAATTCTGCGGTGCGGGATAAGACTGCGTTGAAAGGTCGGGTCTTGTCGGCGGAAACTAGACGGAAAATGTCAGAGAACGCTGGTCGGTGGAACAAGGGCCTGACGAAGGCAGACCACCCTTCTCTGGCTTCAGCCTCAGAAAAGATGCGGGGGAAGGCACCCTGGTCGAAGGGCTTGTCCGTAGACACGGATGAGCGTCTTCAACGTGCTCGGGAGAAACTCCGGCTTTATGTTGGGGGGGCCCGCCCTTGGAAGAATGGCCGCGAGGCTGAATTGACCTGGAGTGATTTTGAACCGTACCTGGATTGGAATGGGAGGCTGGATATCAGGTTAATGGCGGAGGAGACAGGTTGGACGGACGTGACCCTTCGTAAGTACATGAAGGATTTCGGCCTGGAGAATACGGACAAGCATGTTCTCCGCCGGGTCTTCAATCAGGTGATTCGCCTTGATAAGGCGAATCTGGAGTCGTACAAACTCGGGAACGGAAAAGTCTCGATCAAGCGGGCGATGAAGGGCACGGGTCACTGCTTCCCGGTGATTGTGCGAGAGTGCTGGCGACACGGGTTGGAGACTCAGGGGATGGGTGCTCAGCAGCGTCGGTGCTTGGAGGCTGTCTCGGAAGCCTTGGGGGGTTCGGAGTTTAAGTGGGAATGGCAGTCTCGGAGGCATACCAACCCTCGGACCGGCCACATGTTCAAGTTTGACGGCTACTTCCCGAAGGAGAATCTGATCGTGGAGTTTCATGGGCCACAACATCGGGACGATAGCTTCCGGTGGAACCAGTACCCGAAGGTGTGGGAGGCCCAGCAGTTTCGCGACGCTGAAAAGGAGCGTCAGGTGGTGGGCTCGGGGAAGAAGTTCATGGTCATTTGGTATGACGAGCCGTTTGAGGACAAAAGCTATCTGCGAGGTCGGTTAGTTCAGCTCGGCATCCGGTAAAGACTTAGTAGATTGGTATAGGTCTGAGCCTAGGAGACCTGATGGCTGAAATCACTGAAGAAGTGTTCAACTCCCTCCGCAGTCGTCAGCGAGTGTTCATCGCCGCAAACACGGGGTGGCAGGCCGGTGGGGAGATGGAATTTGAGGTCGGTCGGAAGTCCTACTCCAAGAAGTACGATGTGTACAGCCTGCGTCTCTACCCGGTTCAGGATGGGGAAGTGATCAAGAGGGGCCGGGCGAAGTGGCACCTGTACAGCAGGAGCAACAGCCCGGGGACGGGGCGGTATATCTCCCTCGCTCATGGAAACATGGGTGCGGTGATGAAGAGTTTTCGGATCGCCTCACTTCGGTCAGCAGTGATTCGGCTGGCTTCTCCCCTGCCTGAGGGCTCGCAGGACCGGAAAGTTCTGTTGGACTTGCTGACCCCCTCTCCCTAGGTTGTATCGTCCTCTTCGGCAGGTCGGCAGGCATGGAACCTCGACAGACGGAGCCCGGTGCCCTGTCTCGTTGCCATCCTCGCGGCTTCTATGGCTCCGTCCTCGCTGGTCTTGTTTCCATCCCCGGAAGGGTCAGCAGGTATTGACTGAATGACCAGAATAGCGTCGGTGCTGTTCTTCCCATTCCTCTAGAGGGTAGGCAGACATAGGTCGTCTGTGACTTTGCACTCGTAATTTTCATCCCCTCGCAGGGTCGGCAGGTAAAACAGCTCGGGAGACCGGTTGAGGCTACTGCCCTTCCCATCCCTCTAGGGGTTAGCAGGTATTGATTCCCGCGAGTTGTTCGGGGCGGTGCGTGGTCCTTCCCATCCCCGGAAGGGTCAGCAGGTATCGAGTCGTCGGCGGGTTGCCGTCCCCCTTGGGGTAGGCAGGTATTGAGCAGGGGCCTGATACGAGGCTCCCCATTTTGCCATCCTCGGGGGTCAGCAGGTAAAGACCACGAATGGTCTGGGGGACCAGATCATACTTCCCATCCTCGGGGGTCAGCAGGGATTGTGTGCAGAGGAGGTTTGCCGGTTTGTTGCCGTCCTTTTTCGGGGGTCAGCAGGTATTGATTCCCCTTGTCCTCAGAAACGATACTTCCCTTGCCATCTTAGGGGGGGTAGGCAGGTATTGTTTAACGCGACCGTGGGGGAGCCCGTACTCGTTGTTCCCATTCTCGGGGGTAGGCAGGTATGACCTAAGGAAATAGTATTCTTGCGGTAGCCCCTATTGTTTTGCCCTCCTTGGAGGGTCGGCAGGTATTGATACGTCGGAGGGCAGCCATGGGCCTTTCCCATCCTCGGGGGTAAGCAGGTATTGGTGAAATCACTTCGTAGATCGCCAGGGAGCGGCGCTTCCCATCCTTGGGGGGTCGGCAGGTATTGATTTGGAATCCGGCTCACACGCCTCTGGTCGTTGTCATCCCTCGTTGCCTCCCCCTTCTTGGGGGTAGGCAGGTATTGATACAACGAACCTCCTATAGTGGTGGCGTCGCCTATTTTTGTTCCCATCCTTGGAGGTCAGCAGGTATGGAGACGACGACAGCGTCCCCTGGAGTCGTTGCCTTCCCTCTAGGGGTAGGCAGGTATTGAGACGGAAGCCGTAGAGCCAGGAGTTCCCATCCTAGGAGGTAAGCAGGTATTGAGGAACCACGGGCACGCCATATCGTCCTTCCCATCCTCCTTTTCTTCTTCGGGGTCGGCAGGTATTGAAATCCGACTCACGCATCTCTGGTCTTTCCCTTCCCTTGCCTTTTCATCATAAGAGGTAAGCAGGTATGGAGACGATGGAACGCCGGGCCCCTCGTTCCCCCCCAGGTGATCTCGTTGCCATCCTCCGAAGAGGTAAGCAGGTATTGATACAACAACAGCGTCCTCTGGTGGGGTTGCCCTTCCTCTAGGGGTAGGCAGGTATTGAGACCCCTCCTCCCGCGCTAGCAGTCCCTTCCTCGCTAGCGCCTTGTTGCCTTCCTTTGCCATCCTAGGAGGCAGGCAGGTATTGAGACTGTCCTCGTCGGGGACAAGGAGAGTTGCCTTCCTTTGCCATCCTAGGGGGTAGGCAGGTATTGAGACCTTGGAGGGCCTTGACCCGGACTCCAAGAGTGCGAGCGTTGCCATCCCTCTAGGGGTAGGCAGGTATTGAGACCCCGGAAAGCCTAGCCCGAAGCCCTGGGGTGGCCCATAAGCCGTTGCCATCCCTCTAGGGGTAGGCAGGTATTGAGACTCTGGGGTCTCTCGATCTGCTTAAATAGCGGATCGAGAGGGTAGTTTTCGAGCGGGTTACTTATGCACAGGGTTATCCACAGGTTGTGGGGGGACTCTGGGGCTGTCAAAGATCGGGATTCTCTTGGAATCCTGGTAGGTTACTTCCGCGCGAGCGGGTCCTGGGTTTCAGGCACCACGGACCCGCTCGAAAGGGCGGGGCTACCCCAGCTTGGGATGGGGCTTGTTCACGGTAAACTCCAGGTCCGGGATCTCCTGGGAGATGGCTGCGATTGCCTCTCGGGCTTCCTTGGCGGACTCGGAGATGGTATCGGGGAAGTGATCCTCGATGGGCCCTACTTGTCGCTCCCAGGTAGCCGTAAGAGCCAACCCGGTGGCTTCCAACTGGCCGATCGCCTCGGAGATCTTCGTGAGCTGGAGAGTGAGGAAGGCGGCGTTCATGTCGAGGAGTCCTTCGTCCGTTGGATCCCGGTAACGTCCCGGGGATCCAGTTCAATGGTGTTGCAGGACCGCAGGGTATCCGAGAGACCCTCGACCACGGAGACAGAGATCGGGTTCCAGTCGCGGGCCTTCGCCGCGCGAAGGAGGGCGTCCAGGTGTCCTGCGAATCGGAGAGCGTCGTCTCCCCGAAAGAACACCCCGGGCCAGTCGTCCGGGGCTTGAACCACGCCGGTCTCCAACCTGTCAGCCATTGTCGTTCCTCTTCGGCAAGTAAGCTTCTTCCGGCTGAGGGATGAAGATGCTGGTCAGCCTGACCCGCACCACCTTCCCCTCGTGAGTCCCTGTCCGGTACCAGGACTGCGCCTGGACGGGTTCCAGACGTACCCAGGCTTTCCTCTGCCCATCCTGTAGCCTGGGGCGAAGGAGCACCACCTTGTAGGTGTGGCGGTGGTAGCGGCACATCAGGGGAAGCCCCTTCTTCTGGGCTCGTCGGATTTTGTCCCGAGCCACGCATCCCTGGTAGTGCTTCCCAGCAGCCGGGATGGGGTCGAGGACGTGATCCCCACTCAGCTCTCTCCCCTTTCGGGAGACCTTCCGGAACTTCCGCTTCGCCTTGCGGACCTCCCTGCGATGAGGGTTCAGGTAGTCTTCGGTGTACCCCAGGTCCGGGGACTCCTCAGCTCGTCGGAGGATACCTGTAGAGATCCTCGATGGCGTCGCTCGGATGCGACGAATCCAGTCCCGGGTGTCCCTCATGCTGTAACCTTGTGGGTGCTGGAGGAGGCAGGAGCCATCCTCCTCCAGCGTAGCTCCCCACGGGCTCCCGGGAGCGGGTGTTACTTGGGGGCAGGAACCAGCCCCGGTTCACTAGGCATTTAAGGATTTACCCCTTGCTCCTGGTGGTCGCCTAGGCTCGCTCCAGTTGCGTCAGGTTCCTGGGGTGTTTCTTTATACCCTTTCGGGGTCAAGGTTGGTTCAGTAGGGGGGGTACCAGAGGCAGGCGGGGTCATCCTCGACGGCGAAGAACTCGTTCAGCTTCCAGAAGGGCCAGGAGAGGACACGCTTGAGAGTCTTGAGCATCAGGCACCTCAGACGTACAGGTGGAGGATGATGAAGGGAAGATAGACCCATTGAGCGTTATCGGGAGCGATATCCCGCCTTACCTCAACGGTTACCGGAATTGCCCGCTGGAGTCTCACTCGGATCGCCTCTGCGATGTAGGAAGCGAGGGAGGGGGGAAACCCGAATCGCGTCGCGAAGGGGCTAAGAGCGATCTCCTCCGAGCCTTTGCCGGAAATGAGGACTTCCCTGAGGTTCGCGTTCACCCAGGCGAGAGCCTGCCCAGCCTGGGCTCGCTCGTTCTGTTGTCGCTCCAGTAGCGCCTTCGGTGGGACGCTGTCTCGGGCCAGTCTCGCGGCGATCCGAGCTTCAGAGAGTGCTTTCATTTCACCAGCCATGTCATTCCCTCATCTGGTTTGCGTTGAGACGGCGACGCTTCTCTTCTTTCTCGGCCTCGACTCGCTGGGCGATCAGGATTTTCCTCTCGGCTTCCCGTCGCTCCCGCTCCCATGAGGCCCACTTCCAGGGCGGGACGTTGGTGCGAGGGATGAAGATACGAGAGACGAGGTTATCGATCTCACACCAGTTGTTCCCGTTGATCAGGAAGTGGTTCTTGACCTTGTGTCGAGACCACGCGACCCCGAAGAAGACACCCCAACCGAGCAAGGTTGCGCCGATCCCACAAAGACAGATGATCTCAATCAGGCCCATGGTTCACACTCCCGCCATTTGCTCAGCCGCCGTGATCCCGATGACCTGGACTCCGTACTTTCGAGCCTTCTTCGCCTTCCCACTGTCGGCGGTGGGGTCGCTGGCGACGAGGTAGGTCAGGGACCTGCTGACCCCGGACTTCATCACGCCCCCGAGGCCCTCAATCGCCCGCTCCAGGTTGGAGTCACGGAAACCGGTGAAGCAGAAGCTCTTACCCTTCAGGGGGCCGGTCACCGGGGCCTTGATCGTGATCCCAGCCAGAAGGAGATGGTTGATGATCTCTTCGCGATCCCGGAGACCGTTGACGAATTCCCGAGCCTTCCTGGTCCCCACGCCGGGGATGGAAGCGATCTCCGCCTCGGTAGCCATCTCCATCTTCGGGAGGGTGTCGTAGCCCGCCTGGACGATCTTCTGGCACATGGAGCGAGCCATCATGGGAATCCCCAGCGACCCGATGAGCAGGTGAAGCGGGAGGTCGGTCAGCTTCATCAGGTTGTCGTGAGCGATCTGGACCTTCCGACCCAAACGGGTCCCGTTCCCGTCCCGAATCTGCGTCGCCTTGGACAGGTTGAGCACATAGAGGTCCGCGGGCTCTCGGATGAGCCCGGCCTCGTAGAGAGGGACGATGATCCCATCACCCCAGCCCTTGATATCGAGCTTGGAGGTCCAGCGGTCAATCGCCCCGGCTCCCTGAGCCGGGCAGTTGTCGCCCAGACACTTCAGGAAGGCCCCGACCATCGTCAGCTTGCCGGAGCAGGAGGGACAGTCCGTGGGCTGACTCTGGAAGATGGGGGCGGCGTCGGTGGTCGCCTTGACCCACTTCTCCACCTTGGGGATCACGTCCCCGCGGCGAGAGACGAAGATGGTGTCTCCGATCGCGAAAGCGGGCTTCCCACTCTTGTGGAGGAGGTCTCCGATGATTCCCCAATTGGCGAGGGAGGCCCTCTTGACACTGGCTCCCGAGAGGACGACTTCCTTGAACACCGCGACGGGGGTAACGATCCCGGTCGGGCCGACCTGATTCTCGATCCCCTCAAGAATCGTGTTGGCGGCGTCAGCCGTGAACTTGAACGCAGTGGAGCCCACCGGCCCCCGACCGCTGGTGCCCAGGCTGTCGAAGAAGTCCCGATCATCCTCCTCGTAGATCAGCCCATCGATATCGTAGTCGAGGGTTGCCCGCTTGGTGTCCTGGTACTCCTTGTGCCACGCCAGGGCATCGGGGAGATCGATGAAGCACTCCCAGGCTGGGGTCCGGAAGCCCAGCCGCTCCAGCAAGCGGAACTCGACTCGCTTGCTGGCGATCTTCCTCCCGCCGTCTCGCCGGATCTCGTAGGCGATGACGGTGAGATGCTGATTGTCCGACCGAGCGGAGTCCTCACGCTTGGCGATGCCCACCGCTCCGTTGCGAGGGTTCACCATCGTGGGAAAGTGAGCCTTCCAGTCGCTCTTGAGGAGCACGATCTCCGCTCGGATGAAGCCGGTGAAGCCCGGGATCACCTTCACGAGCCCCTTCATCAGCTTCACGTTCTCGGTGATATCGACCCCGACCATCCGGCCGGTCTGGGGATCCTTCTTCCCCCGGGTCACCCCTCGGGCGAGGCTCCCGTTCTCGTAGTAGAGAGCGCAGTTGTGAGCCAGGGCTCCGCTGCCGACAAAGTAGGCGTGAGTGTCCTTGACTTCCATGTCATAGGCCACCCGCTCTCCGGGGACTCTCTCGACGCTGACGACTCTCATGGGCTGTTCCTATGTAGGAAAGCGTTCACCTTCTCCAGTACCCGAGAGGGACCACGCTTCCAATCTTCCCATACGACCAGCACACGGAAACTTGCCGACCAAAATGCCCCCAGACACGATTCAACGGACTGTAAACCAGTCTCTCATCCGAATTGCCCGATCAATGGCGTCTTTCGCGTCGTTGATCGACGGCTTGCAGTACCAGAGAGGGAAGTCTACCTGGAAGAAGCAGTGACCCCCATCTATATCCGGTAGCTGGATGATCCGAAAATTCTTGTAGAAGTGCTCCGTAGCTTCCCTTTGCAGGTCCCTGACATAGTGAAATTGTGCTCGGTCTAAGGCTGCCTCGCACCAGGGAACAACGATCAAACCTTCCTCTGAGATGAAACCCTGGCAGGTATCGTATGGGTGGCATCGGTGAAATGTCAGGACTATACGCATGACGGAATCCTCTATTGATATCCGTCAGGTAGTACCGAGGCTGTAATCCGGTTCAGAACCCCCACCGGAGAGCTGTCCAGACCATCGTGTCTTTCCTGCTGACGTAGGGGTGAAGGGCTTCGGGCTCTACGGGTATCCCGAAGGCATCCCGCAGCATCTCGCGATACCTATCGTAGGTGTCGTTGGATCGGTATCTGGGGCTCCCGTCCACGTTTAGCACCAGGAGAAATTCGCCCAGCCTCTCCCGCTGCCGCTGAGCGAATCTGGCGAGGGCTCTCAAATCTCGCTGGATGGTTCTCTTCCCCTTGACTGCCCGGAAGGAGTCATAGACGAGGACTCCGACCCGGTCGAAGGCCCCCACCCGCCGGAGGGCCGGAATCAGGGGGCCTTGATGCCAGCTTGCTGGAGCCTCGGGGCCATAGTGGTTTCTGCAACCTAGGATGATTTCGGGGTCGGTGTCCACGCCGATAAAGCGAGCCGGGGACGCCAGGGCTTCCCGGTCGAGTAGGAGCCGGAGGGTGGGGGCTTGCTCCCCCGCCAGCTCCATCCAGTCGCAGCGGAGAGCCTGCTGGGAGCGAGACCAGAGGAAGGAAGACCGGCGGACGATCTTGAGGGCATGTAGCCGGGTCTCGTCCTTGGCCTCAAACCCCTGGTCGGAGAGGGTTGTGCTGGTGAAGTCAGTCATCAGCCAGCTCGTCCAGATTGGCGGGGACAAAGGGTGTCTTGGCTCGGGGGTTCTTTTTGAACCCCCGGTCGTGTAAAAGCCGGGCGAGTGAGGACCCCCCCGGAAGGCCCCACTTTCCTCGGGCGATGGCGAGGTTGAGTCCTTGCCAGGACGTGTGAAAACCAATGTAGGGGAAAGCGTCGTCGGTCATCTTGGTTTTGGGGAACTGCCCAAATTGCCGGTAAAACTTGATCGCAGCGTTCACCACTGCATCTTCTGTCAGATCCGAGGGCTTGATTATCTTGTTCACCTTGAGCCCCCTCTCATGGAGGAGTCTCGCCAGGGAGCTGCTTCCCGGCAGGCCCCACCACCCCTCTTTTAATGCTATGTCCACACTCCCCCATGATGTAGAGAAATTAAAATGATTGTCCGCCCGACCGGAAGCCGCTTGGGGCCAAACTCCATTTTCTCTGTGGAAATTCTGGGAAGCTTGGACCACATCATTTTCCGTAAGGTCCACCGGTTTGACTGCTTGACTAAATTTGAGCCCCCTCTGGTGAAGTAGTTGGGGGAGGGTTGAACCCCCTGGTAAGGATTGAAAACCGCGATCCAATGCCGCGGCAACTCCTCTCCAGGAGACGGGAAAACCAAATTCCCGGGAGGCATCCCCCGATGTTTCGGTGGGCCACTTCCCGGTTCTATTGTGAAAGCCTTTGGCGGCTGTCACGATTAGTTCTTCTGTCAATCCGGGCCTGGATGCCAGATTGGCTCGTAACCCCCGCCTATGCAATAGTTGTGCAAAGGTCTCCCCACCAGGAAGCCCTCTTAAACCCTCATAGAGGGCACAATGGACAGCCGTCCACGTTTCCCGAAACCCGAAATCCTTGGCTGCATCCCCCGTGTTTGAGGAGGGCCACCTTCCCGTTCTCGCATGGTGTCTTTTGGCGGCCTCCACGATCATGTCTTCGGTAAGATTCGGCTTGTTGAAGTAAGCCGTGAGGCGGCCTACCACGTCCTTCGCATCCTTCCCCGTGAACGCTGAATAGACCGCCAGGACCCGCGCAGCTTCGGTGTAGGTCTGATCCCGGTAATCCGCGAGAATCTCGTTCCAGGCCGCGATGTAATCCTCGCGGATTTCTCCTATTGGGAGAGCTGGGCGAGTAGCTCCGACGAACTCCCCCGCCAGTTGCAACCCGGCTTGATGCTCTACAGGACTCAGGCTCAAGCTCGTCAGGTATCCCTGTAGCTGGCCGACGTTGGGGGCTTCCCCTGTCCGGGATTCATACAGGCCCGCCCAATTTGTGAGACGGGCTCGCATCCTCAGCAGAATGTGGTCCGGGACCTCCACACGCTGACGGTCCCGAATCCGCTGGACTCGATCCCCCTCGCCTCTCGGTGGACGTGACCAGGATCTCTCCATCCGAATTCGCAGATCCGCTCGGACTTCTCTCGCGACCTCCCAATCCGCCATGTAGCAGGCGAGCAGGAAGGCGTAGTTGTGGTGCTGCTTTTCAAACTGAGCCAGCACATCGTCCGGGACCTGCTGAACGAAGAGGGTAATCCGGGCATCCTCCGGGTGTGGGTGGCCGGCGATTTCGCTCTTGTTCCGGAAAGCCCGACCCCATCGCTGAAGGATCAGCCCGAAGCTGCGGGGGATCCCCATGTTGTAGACGTGGGAGCAGAGGGGCCAGTCCGTGCCCTCATCAAACCGCTTACAGGCGAGGATGACGTCCGTAGTTGAATCCTCATACCGAGAGACCTCTTTATCGACCTCCAGTGCCGCCTGAAGCCGCTCAGCGACGTCTCTACCCACCCCGACCGCATCAACTACCCGCACGCCAGGAGAGGCCGCCTGGAGGGCTTTCAGAAGCCGGTTCGTGAACCGACGAGACCGCTTCGCAGGGACGATAAAGACCGCTTTCGGCTTTCCGTCCGCGACCCACTTGTCTACGAGCCACCGATGGGCTGTCCCGGAGTTGTTCTCCTGGGCGGATAGCTCCTCTCCAGCGTACTGCCGAGCCGTTTCGGCTACGGAATCCATGAGCACGGTCTGAATCTGGAAGTTGCCAGGGGCGTACCCCGAAGCGGCGTGATCAGAAATCGTCCAGATGTGCGTCTTGGTGCCTTCCGGGAAGACCTCTTGACCGTCTGACCGGAAGGGGGTCGCCGTAGTCCGGAGGACGGTCCCGCCCCGGGACTCCCATGCCACACCGAAATCACCGATCTTGGTATTCAGCCGCCTGTCGGAGTCGCTGGTCCCTGCGTGGTGCCCCTCGTCCAGAATGAGTAGCTTCCCTGTCAGGTCATCCGGGAGGGTACGTTCGCCCCAGCAGGCGAGCTGCTGGTGGGTCGTCAACAGAAACGGCGTGTCCAACTCCCCCGTCAAGAGCGACCTGAAGTTCTCCTGCTTGTGCTCTTCTTCTCGCAGGCGGAGAAATTCACCCTCCCGAGCGGTGAACGCCACGGCGGCGGACGACCAGGGGATATCGTGAGGATCGACCTGGAGGTACCAGTCCTGCTTGAAATTCTCTTCGATCTGAATCGAGGGAGCCGCGATCACGACCCCGGAGAATATCGGCCGGGTCTTGGAGACGAGACCCGCCAGGATGAGGCTCTTCCCGCTCCCGGTCGGGGCGACTAGACCCAGGCTCTTATGCCCATCAGAGGCATAGGCTGACAGGTCCAGCACCGCATCCCACTGGTATGGGCGAAGGGTCTTCAAGACCTACTCCCGGTTGTCGGTGACTTCCTTTCCAGCCAGGAAGCGGGCTTCCACCCACCCCTCTCCCTCGACGTGGAACTTGTGGTCCTCAGTCACGACTACGGTGGTGCCGTCCTCAAAGGTCAACTTGACCCAATTGTCCCGCACGCCGTTGTTGAACGTATTGGTCACCCGGCTGGTCGTGATCCCACCCTCCGGGCTCCAGGTCAGCACCTCGGGACGGAGGCCCTCCTCCACGATCTCCCGAATCGGGACCTGCTCCCCGTTGGCGAGATGGATGAGGGTACCGCCATCGAAGCAGGAGAAACCGTCGAGTTTTTCTGACCCTACGATGCTGGGGAGCCTCCCCGGCCGCCTCGCGGCGTGGGTCTTCCACCAGCCCTCAAACTCTTTCGGGTTCTTAGACTTGTTCTGGCTCCCCATCGGAGCCGTGTGGGAGAACTTGCTGAAGCTGGTCGCTTCCAGCTCGTCCTCAGGATCGACGGCGTCCCCCCAGACCATGTCGAGGAATGCTCGACCTCCCTTCACCTCGGGCTTGTTGGGGCTGAACTTCTCAGCCAGCTCCAGGGCGATCTTGAACTTGTCGTAAGCGGCGTCATAGACCGCGTCGGATACCTCCGGGCTCCCCGCTCGGTAAGCGGCATTCCACTGGATAAGCTGGGCGAGCTGGGCTGCGATCTTGGACGCCATTAGGGGATGCTCCTCTGTCGGGTATACGACCCGCGTGTGGGAAGATACCTATCAGTACCAGGAGGGGGATCTGGTGCCCTCACTCTCGATATCTTCGCGGACAGTCTTCTCAAAGGCGGCCTGCTCCTCCGGCTCCCAGCCTTCCAGGCCCTTCTCCAGGGGCTCGTAGGGCGGCGGGTAGGTCGTGGCCCCCTCGCTGAACTTCCGCCCCTTGAAGCCGATATGTCGAGCCCACAGGAGGTTCCGGAGGTTGATCAGGTGATCCAGGCTCTCGTTGTAGAAAGCCACCATCTTGAAGCCCACATAGACCCGGAGAGAGCCCATGAAGATGGCTCCAGCCACGCACCAGTTGAAGAGAGTGAGACTCCCGGAGTTGTCGGCCCCCGCGACGAGCCCCATGACGCCCGCGAGGACGGTACCGGCCAGGAAGCTGTAGCTGGCTCGGTGGTGCCGCTCGGCGTGGCCCTTGAGGTTCTCGACCTTTCGGCGGAACTCGCCCTCCATGTCCCGGGACCTGTTCGCCCGGGTGAGCAGGATCTTCATGGCGGCGACGAACGGAGGCCCCGGCGCCGCGTTGCACAGCTTGATCGCCCGATCGACGTTGTTCGCCATCACAAGCTTCTGGATCTGGGTGTAGAACGCCTGGGCGTTGATCCGCTCCCGGAGATAGAACGGGACGAGTGAGAGGAGTGCTGCGAGGGAGAACCCGCCCAGCACGACGACGAAGGGGAGTAGCTGTTCCATGATGGCGTATACGACCCGTCCCGAGAAACTTTCTCGGGAAAAGTGAAAGGGCCCCACACCAGCTTCCTGGGGGCCCTTTCGGAGGTTTACAACCCCACAGGAAGTCAGTGGGGAGGGAGTAGACACGGCAAGCAAGAGAGGCTTACGGTCCCGGTCTGGAGTCCGTGCCACTCCAATTGATCGGGTTTTTCGCCTGTTAACTCAGATTTCTGGGAAACTCCTCGTCACCCCACCCGATCACCCCGGGTGGGCCCGGTCCCCGTCCAACGCAACGCCGCGGGGATGACAGCAGGTGACCGATTTACCGCGAACGACTCATCAGGCGCCCTGCCGTGTCTACCTATACGAGGAGCCCCCGGATAATTTCCCCTGAAGCCTCAACTTTTCTTGTTGGGCTCTCTCGCTTCAACTTCTGTCCGGAGCTGGAGGCTGAGAGCCTCCCCCATGACCAGATAGTAATTGAAGCCCAGCCACTCCCCGGAGTCATTGACCACTCGGGTCTTCTCCAGCCGCGTCCCGGCGGGGATCTCCTCCCCCTGCCCCCACTTCCCGAGGAGGCGGTCTACCAGAGCCATGAGGCCGGCGTTGTCTACCGATTCAGGGCTCTCCCCTTCCTCCGCCCTGGCGTCCATGACGAGCAGCCTCACGTCATCTCCCAGACGGATTTGTGCTCATAGTCTATGGATACCAGCCCCCCCGGCCACACCCAATTCCCCGGAAGCTTCGGGATGACAGCGTAGTTCTCGGTGCCGGAGCCTCGAAAGCGAGCCGCGATCTGCCCCAGGTGAACCCGGTTGTCCCTGGCGGCGTAGAGGCGACCCTCTCGCCGTCCGTCGATAGGGACGACGATCAAGCTGAATCTCGCGGGGGAATCATCAGCCAGGGCGATGCCCAGCTCTTTCGGCATCACTCGGGAAATGGCAGCCATCACCCCCCCGTATTCATCCACCGAGATCAATCGGGCAGCGGTCATCAGTTGACGGAAAATCTCTTCAGCATCCGGTAGCACAAGCAGCCTCTACCCCAACAGGTCGTCGAATGAAAGTTTCTTCCTAGGTGGGCGGGAGTCTGCCTCCGAATCGATCTCCGCCTGATCCCACGGTCGCAGTTGCCTGTTCCAATGTCTGATCCTGGCGTCGGAGAGCAGGAGATAACTCTCCTGCTTTTCGATACCCACAAAATCACGATCCGTGGACAAGGCAGCGATCCCGGTGGACCCGCTCCCCAGGAAGGGGTCCAGCACCGGGCCCTCTCCGGGGAACTCTTCCAAGAGCCACTTCATGATCGCAGAGGGTTTGACTGTCGGATGGTGGTTCCCTCTCTTGCGGCCCTCGACGAAGTATTTCTCCATGCCCTCCGGGATCCCTCTCCGCTCTACACCCGCGGTGATATCCCGGTCAGGGAAGTGTTGTTGGAGATCAGCCAGCTCGGTGGGGTCTTCAGACCCCGGGTACCAGAGATACTCGCCCGTCACACCTCGGGCGAGGTGAGCTGTCCCGGCGTTTCTCTCCGTCTGGGAAGCCTTCGCCGTGTAGAAGACCTCTCCAGGTTCCTGAGCGAGGAACAAGGCGTCTCGGATTTCAAATCCCTGGTCTTCGGCATGACAGGCCCCCGTGTGACCGGTAGGCTGGTCTTCGGGAGCGATGAGCATCAGGTGAGCCCCGGGCTTGAGAGCCCTCCAGATCTCTTCCAGCCAGGGGGGAGGGTCTGGGGTAGACCAGCCTCGGATAATCGCTCCATGAAGCGATGCGTCCTCGTGTCGAGACCAGTCATAGGACTCGGGCTCCAGGCAGATGACGGACACCCCGCCGATGTGGGTCGGGGTGATCATCGTGTAGAGGTAGTCCAGTAGCTCTTGGGGTAGATCCCGGGTCATAGTCTCTCGCCTTATTTGCTTGAAGAAGCGGGAGGTGTCCCCTGAAGCCGGGCAGCCAGGGCCGCAAATCCAGTGGGCAACGGTCTCACCCCCTTCCCGCCGACAGCCGGGTCGGTGTATGAGAATCAGGTTCGGGGGCCAGCGGCCTTCGGCGTTGGTAGGCTGGAATCCTGCTTGTTGCCCGTAGGTCTGCCGGTCGTTCCGAGTTGGCTGAAACGGTCGCTTGTGGTCTCCGTTGGACGAGATCCTTGAGGCGTCGATGTTCAACGCCCCGGCTCCGTGAGCGAGAGTGTTGGCGGCGAGGGTGCTCTCTGCCAAGGGCTTTCTCGCGACCGTGACGTTCACCCATCCATCTCCAGAATGTTCTCCTGACGGGAGAACAGGGGCTCAGGGCTCCAGTGAGTCCAACAGCGTGCTTCGTATACGGCTGCGGCCCCCACAACCACCTGCTCCCTGTTGTCTGCGATCCTCTGGCTCCGGGTGGCGTCCTGACCACAGACGGTGCAGACAGCTCGCAGCTTAACCACGTCCTCCGCTTCTGCCATCAGCAGGGGAGCGGGTCCAAAAGGATGCCCCCGGTAATCCAGGTCCAGAGTCGCGATGATCACCCGGTGGCCCCGAGAGGCCAGAGTCCGGGCAACCTGGACAACATCCCGGGGGAAGAACTGTCCTTCGTCGATCCCTACCACCTGCACTTCCTTCGGGACCTGAAGCATTCTCTCTACATCCTGTGATGGAATCATCTCACTCGGAAAGCGGGCATCGGAGTGGGAGTGGATATCGCCGGAGTAGCGAGTGTCGATATCCGGCTTGAAGCATACGACCTTCTGCTTCGCGATGGTGGCTCGCCTGAGCCGTCGAATCAGCTCTTCTGACTTTCCCGAAAACATTCCCCCAGCGATAACCTCGATCCAGCCTGATTGACTCCTGAACTGTCGCATCTCAACCTCCTACCAAACGGTCGCTTTCCCTTCGTGGAAGCGAGAGGGAGTTGCTTCCTCCTGGTCTTGATACCGGCCTAGATAGAGACGAGGAGCACCGGTCATGCCCATAAACCAGATCTGGCAGATGCGAACGTTGGGGAGCACTCGGACGGGGTGAATTACGCTCATCTCCAGTGTGATCGTCCCCCGAAAGCCGGTGTCGATAAACCCCGCCGTCGCGTGAATCTGCATCCCCAGCCGGCCCACACTGGACCGACCATCGACCTTCATCACGTAGTCCCTCGTGTGAATCTTCTCGACCGTTCTCCCCAGGTACAGCGTCCCCGGGACGAGGACGAGGCCCTCCTCTGGAATGGTCAAGCGAGTCGTCGGATTCTCCCCCGACATAGACAGAGGAGGCGGGTGTGGGCGGAATCCCGGCCCGTAGGGGAGGTCCCCATACACCAGCAGCTCCGGATGGAGCCGGAGGTCCAGGCTGTTAGGCCCCACGTTCTTCTGCTCAAAGGGAGAGATTTCAATCTTTCCCTGAGCCACCTGCCGCTCAATTTCAGGACCAGTCAACACCACGTTGCAACTCCAGCAAGCAGGGCGAATCGGTGGAAGCACCCAGCACACAAGACCCGCTCTCGTAGGTGCCGGGGGACGACTTGACGCCAGAAGTCGTCGGGGACGCGAAAATCGTAATTCATCACGACCCCGCAGACCTTACAGCTCATCTGCTGGTCTCGTCGGATCGGCCTGGGGGACGGGTTCACGGACACAACCCCACCCATCATGGTTTGCGTGCTGTTAACACACATTCCCATGCCGGTTTTAACGCCGTCCCCCAGCCATCCCATGCAGCGGCTTCCGGTGTCCGGTGGACCTTGTCCGGCCTGTAGTCCGCCTTCAACCCGTTCTTCGCCTTTCCCGTAGCCCCACCCTTGTCCAGAGCGACTCGGTCTACAGAGGGGCCATGTCCTTGTACTGAACGAGGGTTGCCAAGGAAACGGTCGATCGCCTTGGAGATGTTGTGTGATTTGGGAAAGCCATTGGCAAAGGCCCACGACCTCATTTCCACATCCCGGAAGCCGGCCCCCTCCATTGCTGCCGCGAGCCGATGGAAGGTCCGAGTCCCGCTGAAAGCCACCACGTAGCCTCCCGGGACGAGCTTGTCATAGACCGCCTTCAACCACCGCTGATGCCACAATTGCATCTGCTGGGCTTGTTTCCTAGCGACTTTCTGACCAAGCTGGTGACCAGAGACAACCGGCTCACCACCCACTCGCCAATCTGGGTCCTCGCAGGAACACTTACGTGACCCCCGTAGACGACCTCCACAGGTAGCACACGTCGGGTTCGACCCACCGAAGGAAGTAGTCCCCCCAAACGCCGGCCAGGGGATCTCTCGATCACCTATCCCCGGTTGAGCCATTCCGCTGCCTGTCTCCCAGAGACGATCCCACTCTTTCCCCATGAATTCAAGCCCATACGGCGGATCCGTCAGAACCAGACCGATTTCGGGGACCTCCTCCAACCGGGCTAGGTTGTCTCCTTTCAGGAGGAGAACCCTCATGACTTGCCCAGCCCGTCGAGGATCGCCTGATCAATCTCGGCTCCGAGATCTTCGGCCTCACTCATCGCGGTCTCCTTGAGGGTCAAGATTCGCCTCTGGGGGAACACTACCCGGGCCTTGAACGGATCTGGCTTCGCGTGGTCTCTCGCCTTGAGAGTCTGGAAGAGAACCTCGTTGGCTTTCTCCAGGTCTGGATCCACCCAGGATGCCGTGACGATATCTGAAGACCGCTCGGCCTCGTTGCTATAGCTGAGGTGAGTCAGGTTGTAGGGGTACTCGCTGCCGGCCTTACGGAGCTTCTCAGCCGCTTTGTAGCCCTCCCGGGAGATCTGGAAGAGGACCACGATAGCGATCCCCATACCCCGGCGGAAGTTCATCGACAGCCGCTTGAGGTTCCTCAAAACCTCGTTGAGCCGCTCCGTGGTGCTCGGGACCCACTTCCGCGGAGCCATGAGGCCGGCGTGATCGACGAAGATCATGTGGAAGGGACTCTGCTGGTAAATCAACTCCGCCCGAGCCCGAAGGTCCGAGACCATGTAGTCAGATTTATCCGGGTCGCTGACCTCAATGTGGAGAGCCCCATATCCGGGGTGGGTCTTCTTCTTCGGATCGAGAGGATCCGGACACACGTAGTCCCCGTTGAGATCCGGGACGACGTAGTTTCGGAAGAAGTCCTCCTGCTCGTCAGTGAGGGAGCCGTCTCGGAGCCCCATGTAGGGGATGGGCGGGTGGATCTTCTTGAACTTCTCGTGTCGCGAGTGCATCGCGATGAGCATGTTCCGACACTGCTCGTAGGGCATCTCCAGAGAGAGGAAGAGGACGCTGTTCCGGTAGAACACCGTTTGGTTGTAGGCCCAATTGAGGGCGTAGGTGCTCTTGAGGCCGCCTGTAAAGGCGGCGTGCGTCCACAACTCCGCTCGCTTGGCTCCCTTGAACGCCTCGTCGAATTGGGTGATCCCGGTGAAAAACCCGACCCCGGCTTTGGGGTCCGCCTTCACACGATCATATCGGGCGAGAGAGTCGTGACCGTCGCTGGTCACGTTGCCGTAGAGTCGCTGCCCCGTCGTCGGGGTCACAATGTCATGACTCCTCGACATGACATACTGGATGGCGTGGTATGGGCCCTTGAGGATCTTCTCAACCCGCCCTTCTTTGAGCGTGATCCCGTCCTTCACGATCCTGGCGGCTTCCGTCAGGATCTCCTTCATCGTTCGGGTTCGCCGGTCCTCCGCCCTCTCGTTGAGCCGCTGAAGAAAATCTCCCTGATAGCGAGGGGTCATCGCGATCAAGTGTTCCAGCCGGTCTACTACCTCCATCTCTTTCTGGCGGGTGAAGTGCTCCCGCAGAGAGGTGTAAGCAGGGACATGCTGGTGCTGTCGGACAAAATCCGACAGGTAGGTCCAAATCGCGGTGTCCTCGACCTGCTCGAAACCCAGACCAGCGTTCGCGAGAGCGAAATGGTTCTCTAGAGCGAGGGCTTTGTCGTCCCTCGGATTTGCCGTGAAACACGACCTGAGCAGGATCTTCACTTCTTACGCCTCCTCTCCCACGGCTTCTTTTTCTTCTTGCTATCCGAATCGAGACCAAGATCTACGTTGACGGCTCGGGTCCCTCCCGTAGACCTCGCGAACCTCGGGTCAGTGGCCGCGGAAGGACGCGGCGGGCCCCCCACACTTGGCTCGAAAGCCATCTCTTCATAGCCCCGAGAGGGCTTCCGAACCGAAGGTGTCCGAGACTGCCCGTAGACTCGCTCCCAACCCCGGACGAAATCTCCAACCAGATGGTCATAGGAGAGGTGCCCGTCTTCCAGCGGGTAGTTCGGCTGATCTACTATCCAGGTAGGGTTGCCTGCGTGGAGCCGGAGCATCAGGGCTTCCAGAAAGACCTCCGCCATCGCGGAGTTGCGAGCCGCCTTGACCCCGAGGTAGATGACCAGCAGTTCAGCGGGGGCGACCAGATCTTCCAGGGAGTAGTGAGACGCGGTGACCACCATCGCATCCGGGTCAAAGATCTCTGCTCCTTTGACCGCGTGGCTGGCTAACCACGCCGTCATGAGCTGGGCGTCCGTGACTACCTGAAACGACCAGGATGGGGGCCGGCGGATCGCGACATGCCTCATGTGCTCCACGAACCAGCCACGGGGAGCGGTGATCCAGGTGTTCTTCTCGACCCGCTCCGTGAGTGGGCTGCTTGGAATCGGGTCGGCTTTCAGAAGGCCGGGCATTCCTCGTTCCACATTTCGCTTGATCGCCTCCCGAAGGCGGCAACCACACCGCTGGACGACTGGTGGCACGAGTCCCTCTTGAGGGACTGGAACGACACCAGCCCCTCCACATACGACACACTCAGCCATCGCTACCTCCAGCGCGAGCGTCTTCTACCAGCCCGTCAAAGACTTCCCGAAGCTCGTTGATCTCCTCGATAATCTCCTCGTTCTCCTCTTCTTCGTCCCCCTCCCCTTTGATCCTCTTCCCGAGGATAGCTTCGACCAGCTTGAGCTTCTTCCGACAGGTCCCCAGAGTCCGCTCATCCACGGTCCCCCGTGCAATCAGGTGGATCGCATAGACCATGTCATGCAAGATCCCGATCCGAATCATCCGACCGAGAATCTGCAAGTAAATCCCAGCCGACCAGGGCGTGTCCAGAAAGACGATCGCCTTCGCTGCCTGGAGATTGATGCTATCGGAACCCGCCTTGGTAATCCAGACGATATTCACCCCGGAATCGTGAGCCTGGAAGGCGTCCATCGCAGCCTGTCGAGCCGCGATGGTGTTCTCATCTCCGGTCACCCGGACTGACTTGACCTTGAGCTTCTTCTCCAGCCAGGGCTTCCCGAAGTTCACCATCTCCTTGAATCGGGTGTAGATGATGACCTTCTGACCTTCCAACTCCCCGCCCGGAGCCAGGAGGTCAGCCAACACGTCCAGCTTCTCAGACGTCTCCTCGTCGAAGCCGATGAGGCAGGGGTGATTCACAATCTCCTGGCAGTAGGTGATCGCGGTGAGATGCGTGGTCTCTCTCAGCTCACCGTCTCCAACCTCCAGCAACCCCTCCAACGCCTCCGCGTATTTAGCCGCCTGGAAGGAGGTGAGCCCGTGGCGGATTTCTTTGATCTGAAGCGGCGGGAGATCCTGCGCTACCTGGAACTTCGCCCTTCCCAGGTGGAAGGGGTCGATCTTGGCCTTGAACCGAGCGATATCCTTCGGCCGATACCCTCGGATAACCGGGACCTTCCTGCCTCGACCGATCGGCTGCATCTGGACGATGCAGTAGTCGTTCATAAAGGCGTTCCGGCTGTGGGTAAACAACCCAGGGACCAGCACCTTCATGATCCCAAACCCTTCCATCAGGTTGTTCTGAATCAGCGTCGCTGTCATTCCCCAGACGCGGTTTGCCCTCTCCACCCCCCCGAGGTGCCTCATGATCTGGTGAATCTGAGACGACGGATTCTTGAACGCCTGACAGTTTGACACCAGGGTGCCGTTGGCAAAGAAATTGTGGTTACCTTCGACCTCCAAGTCATAGACATATCGGTCTTTCTTGGGGTCAGATGGAACCCAAGTTCCGGTCTCTGTGACCCAATCCAGAATTGTTCTTTGCTGGGGACGGGTGTCAAAGTCGGAAGCCCTGGCACAAGTCTTTTCAGGAAACTTGTACATGACTCCAGGAAACCCACATGGAAGCAGGTTCAGGAACACTGATGTTGCTTGGTCATTGAGATAAAGGAGGAGGTGCCCTCTCTTAGACACCTTGATTTGTGCCTTGACCCCCCACTTCCACCACAACCACCCAGCCAACAGCTCAACCTCGCCCCTGTCAAACCCACTTGTATGGAGTGTGACTCGGCGGGTCCTACCGTCTTTGCAAACGTGCTCATTCAGGGAGCCGTCATCGGCATACCACACAGCCAAACCAAGAGGCCCAACATGATTTAGCCAAGAGGCTGTGATCCTCTTACCACCTTGCCAAACGCGGTTCTGCACCGCCCAAGAAGTGACAGCCTCATTGGTTTGGAGCTTGAATCGAGCATAACCCTTCGGCTGTCCGTCTGTTCTAGGGAAGCCGCCGTTGGCTGATGTGTCTACCTCCGACACCCCCAGAGACTTCAAGATTTCTCGCTTGAAAATCAGGTAGTCCTTCTGGACCTCAGAATGGCCGAAGGCCACTCCGACCCGGACGTTGTTTGGATAGGCTAGACTGGAGTCCCCCAACAAAGCCCCGAAAATGACTTGCCATTGATCCTCAGAAGGGACATTTGAGCAGAGGTGTTGTACCTTGGAGCCTTCTTTGAGACGACTCGCCAGAACCTTTCCTCCCTCGGGGGTATAGAACTTGTGGGTGCTGGTGACACGAAGCCGTCCCCCGAACCGAAAACCGAGATGGAGTAGGTTTCTTCTCCGGCCCCTTTGGAAGGGAACCCGATGCCAATCAACAACTCTCTTCGGCTCGACCTCTCCTGTTTCTGGGTTCCAAGAAAGAACCTCAACAGGTAATTTCTGAGAGACAATCTTCCCGATTAACTCGGTACTACCGTCCGCTAGGAGGACGGGGGTGTGGTACTGGAAGCACTCATCTGCGATGAGGATGTAGTCTTGCCACCCCTGCATCTGCCGGAAGTCCCGCCGGACAGACCCGTAGCCCATAACCAGGACCGGATAGCGATCCTTCTCCTGCCAAGCCTTATATGCCTTCTTCCTCTTCACGGGGGTCCCCGCGGAGACGACCGGATCGACCACCCGGGTGAAATTCTTAAAAGCGAGAGCCCACTGAGTGACAGCGGACTTGTTGCAGATAATGATCACTTTGCGAGTGGGATCCTCGATTTCCCAGAGGAAGCAGAGGGCCGCGATCACCTCTAAGGTGTTGTGGTTGACTAAGCCGTTACCCACGAAGCAGTGGCGGGGGTCATCCACCTCAATGTCCACAACCTCCTTGAACCCGGTTTTGATGGATTCGATGGGGTCGTAGAAAAACCTCCGTGATAGAAGCTTTTCGATGCCCTTATAGGCAGGGTGGTCCTTAGCCACCCCCACCTCGTAGGCCACCTCCAGCATCCACTCCAGAAACCCGTAGGTAGGGTTCCTGCGCCTAGCCCGGACGTGGGTGAGCGTGTTGTAGAAGGAGGACCCCCATCGAGTGCTAATCGAGAACCCATGCTTCTTGCAGCCGACAAGAATCTCCGACCGCAACAGCTCGACAGCACCCCAAGCGAACGGGACAATATCGTGGTTGGGGTTGGACTTGTTCGGGATGGCTCCCGCCAAACTACTCTTCTTACGAGAGGAGATGAAACCCACCTCGGCCTCGAAAATCCGGGCGTCCTCCCCGAACATTGTGAGCCGCCAGTAGGTGTGGTCGCGACCCTGGACCATCTTGGGGGAACGATTGGAGACGATTCCCAGGCGCAAGAGGAGGAGTTGAACCTCTCGAAGAAGCCTCTCAGAGGCGGAGCTGATCTCCACACCACCAGAAACAACGGACCCCTCTCCCTCAAACAGACCTCGGAGGAACGCTACCTGTGAATCCCGGGTCCCGATCATGACGGGGTCAGGAACGCGCTTGTCAGCGGGCAAGCCGTAGTCCACCCCCATCCCCTCCAGATACTTGCGGAGGTAGACGCTATCGATCCGCATCTCTTTCTGGTCGGACTCCTTGCCCCATCCGAACTGCTCCGCCAGGAGCCCCTGAATGTCTCGATGAACCGCTGGATTCTTCTCGGGACACTGCGAGATAGTGAACACGTAGGGGTGATTCACCCAGGCTTCCCCCACGATGTATCCGAGCAAACGGGCTAGGCTCGGGTTGAGCTGCGTAGGGACAGAATACACCTTGGCGTTAGGGGCCACGGTGGGGAGCCGGAGCGGGGGCTCCTCGTCGGGGAACTGCGTAGGAGTCCTGTCCACGCAGAGGTAGTCCCCGACTTCCAGTTCTCCTGTCTTGATGAACTGCTCTCCCGTGATCCCCCTCACGAACAGAGGGTGGACCAGTGAGCCCTCAACCTCGAATCCGTAGCGGCTCCGCACCCTCCGGGTCGGCTTGTTCCCGCAGTAGTAGAAGCTCTTGACCAGGACCATGTCGGACCCGATCCGAACCTGAACCCCAGAGCCCTCCAGGGAGGCGAAGGAGTCGGGGTCCATAGGACCCGGCTGGAGATCCCCGATGGGGACCAGCCCCCTATTGGTGTCCAGCAGGGTGTCTTTCGTGACGCACTTACCCAAGCCCGTGTCGTCCCCCACCAGGAACCTCTTCATGGAGAGGAGATGGACGACCATCTGGGCCTGATAGTAGCGGAGGGAGAAAGGCTTCTCGGTCCCGTCTAGTGCCTTGTACGAGGGCACCATCAGCGACGAGGCCCGGAGAACCAAGTCCTCTTTCTCCCGGACAGCTTTCAGCTTCTCATAAGTGGCAGCCAGTACGGGATCCATAAGCCTCCTCGGGACCCCTCCCTCTACCACACCGGGAGGCTTCTTAGCCCCCCGACTGCGTCAACCTTACCGAGTCTCCGACCACCCGAAGAGCACCGTCCTCAGCAAGACCCCCTTGCTGAACCACTGAGGTCGCTTGTCCACCGCTTCTGTAAGACGAAGTTTGATGTATCGAGTCAGATTTGCCCCCGTAGGTGCAGAGGGGTGTGCCCTCTCTAGTACCCGGGTCATATCTTTCCTCTTTGTTTTCACGAGGTTATCGACCAAGGAGCTAATCCTCGGCCGGAGGCTCTGGACTGACCACGCCCCGAGAGCGTCCGCGGCGTTGAAGAGATTGTCCTCTGATCCCTCAGGGGGGACATGCACCTGCCCCCAGGTGGCGGAACCTCCGGCTTGCCACACCGAGAGGAGCACACGAAGTCCTGGAGAATAATGACCTGACGACTGGAGAGACCGCTTCCCCGCAGGGCTCGCGAGGCTGTACCGGAAGTACCCCCTGTCCAGGTTGTGTACCACGGCGATCCGATCGATCTGCTGCTCGATCTCAGGCACCAGTCGAGGAAGCCCCGCGAGAACCGCCTCCCCGAGCCCGATCAGGATTCGATTGCGGGGCGTCCTGGCCTCGCGAATGGTCTCCAAGAAATTCATTTCAGCCTCCAATTTCCACGATAAGCCTTCCGGGCCCTTCAATCGCCAGGGAAGCTCCTTGAGCTGTTTGAACCGCGGCGACTCCACCCGTGGCGATGGTCCTCACGACGCCGGGAGCCACCACGTATCCCCAGCGACGCGATGCCTTCCCGGAGACGCTCTCGGGGATCTCACCGAGGGCAACCGCAGCCTTCGTGAGCGGCTGCCCCTGGAGCCCCAGGGAACGCAAAGCTGAACTGGTCCGCGGGCCGATGATCCCATCCACGGGACCGCAAGGAGCCCCGAGTCGATGGAGCTGGGCTTGGACAAATCGCTCCGTCGTCTTGCCCCCACCCCAGGTCCCCACATCCACCTGTGCCGCCGCACATACGGACTTCCAGGCGACTTCCCCTCTCCCCTCGCCCAGGAGAGAATCATACAACCTCTGCCAGGGTCCGAAAAAGTGAAACACGCCCTGCGTAGGGCTCGGGAGGGGGTATCGATCGAAGGGCGTAAACCCCAGGGGGATGACCAACCCCCAGAGAGCCTCCAGGGACTCCTGAGACGCTCTACCGGCTACCTCCAGGGTCAGGGTCACCTCCCGCCCTGAACGCCGAAGAGAGAGGCTCTCAGGCAGCCCTGTGAGACCCGCATCCGTCTTGACCTGGGTTCTCCGAACCCCTGTCGCTGTCAGGGCTCCGAAGCCTCTCTCAGCAGCTCGCCTGTTGGCCTGACGCAGTCCTTCCACGAGGTCCGGCGTAAACACCGAGGAGCGAGTGCTGATCAGGGAGGTTCGGAACATCCAGGGGTCTCCTATCCCGAGAGGGGCATAGGAGGTATACCGCTAGGGCCCCTTGGGCTGGAGAGCCCCGATATGCTTGAAGAGAGCTTCCCACCCCCCGATCGCCGCGAGTCCCGCGGTCAATCCCTGCATCAGGGCAGCGTCAACCGCGGCGTTTGCTGAGAGGGCCGCCCCCGTGGTTCCGAGTACGGCGAGGCTCAAAGTCACCCACGGCACCGCTTTCTTAGGGACCTTGTTCTTCAAGGCGTACTTTCGAGCCAGAGCTACCAGGATGCTGAGGAGCAGGCCGACCACCACCGGCCAGGACTTGCTATCCAGGGCTCCCACAAGAAGCCCGACTTCGTCTGCGACCTCCTGAAGGGCTTCAGCTCCCTCGACAATCGCCTCTTCAATCTCCTCCGGATTCGGAGCGTCTCCCACCCGCTCCACGGGTGCCGGCTCAGACGGAGGGCTATCCTGTCCATAAGCGACAGGGGAGGCCAAAGAGACCATCAGGAAGAAGTAGAGAAATCGCATGGTCGTCCTCAACGATGAGCGAGGATGGTTTCGACAATCCTCGCTTTTGTCATGTCCGGGGTTACGAGAGCACCCTCTCCCCGAGCCACCGTCAGGAGATCGGATTTAGGGAGACGTTGAAGAGCCGATCGACTCAACAGGATGGGGCTCGGTTCACCGGTCCCGGGGTCGATAGCCCCTGGAGGCGGGGGGCTGTCCGCCCGGTAGGTCTTAGGCTTACCCAACTCCAACAGCCGTCGCTTCACGTTCTGCCTCTGGTCCTCAGAAAGTCCCGGGTTCAACAAAGCAGACCTGAGCTGAGACCGGTACCTCGCGAGGTGTTGTTCCCGCAGCTCAAAGGGAACGTCCATCTGACTCAAGAAGTGAGGCATCAACCCACCGTGCTAGAGACGTCGCCGCCAGAGTAGACAGCCAACACAACGCCGGCCACATCGGGCGAACTCCGACGACGACCCTTGACCATCGGCCGCCCCTCAAGCCGATACCTGTCCGCGGCGGCGTAGCCTTCGCCATATCCGCTCGGGGAGATGATCCCACTCAAGGAGAGACCATCATCCTGAATGCTGCTCCCCAGGAGCCCGTAGGTCGCGACGACCATCTGAACCTCGTCTCCCTGGCTCACCTGAGCGTTGGTGGAAAACGCCTGCTCGGGGAAGTTCCGGACCAGCATTGCCTTGCAGACCAGGACGCCACCCTTGAGGACCGGCTTGAGGCTGGCCTCAAGGGCTCCGCTTACCCAATCCACGGGACCACCCGGGTTGGGGTCGTCCATGACGAACACGGAGCCCCCGCCGCGATAGAGGCGGTACTTCTTGCTGCCCGTCGGCTCGTTCACGTCGTGGTACGCCGTGTAGGCCAGGATCCCACCGTCCGCCATCCCGACCCAATGACCCGCCCCACCCGTGAAACGGGTGTAGGCCCCGCTCCCGCTGTTTGTCAACGGAAGGAGAGTCTGTACCGGCCGAATCCCAGGCGGGAGCGTCTGCATCGCAGATGCTTTGTTGCCCAGGGGATCCTCGCAAAGGAAGTCGCTGTCCTGAAGGAGAATCCCAAGCGGGAGTCGCTCCGTCATTCCCGTCAAGTCAATCTGAGAGGTGCCCGACCCGGCGTTCATCACCAGATCAGACCCATCCCGGAGATTCGCCGCCGTCGGGGTGCCCACTCCGGGCTCCGGCGTCGTCGGAGTCAGAAGCTTGAACGCCGCCGGAGTGTCGTGAGACACCTTGATCCCATTCCCCTGAGCACCTACAGGGACCGCCTCGATCAACAGGACGTCGTCACCCTCCGTCCGCGCCGTCACCACCGCCGTCAAAGACGTGTGGGCGTTGATCCCAGCGACCAGATTCACGATCGAAGCCGCAGCGTCAGCTCCGACCTGAAACTCAGTTTGGTCCGCAGGGGACCCCGAAACTGCCGTGAGGGTAATCTTTGTCCCGCTCAAGTTGTAGATGGTCAGAATAGCCCCGGTCAGGGAGCCGTTAGCAATGACCTGAAGGAGAACGGAAGCCCTTGAGTTGTTTTCCCGCTGGCCCTCACTGAACGCCCTGGGGAGAATCCTCCAGGGGTTCGCGGAGGCTGAAGCCGGCACCCGAGAGGCTGCCGCTGCGGTGTCCTCCGTGTATCCGACGTCGAGGATCGTCCCGGCCTTGAGCTGGCCTCCGACCTTCCCTGTTCCGAGGGTCGTGTAGAAGTCGATGCTGGCGAGCACCTGAACTACTCGCCGGTTGGGGGTCTCGATTTGAAGAACCCCGGAGCTGTCGAATTGCTGAATCGGAGTCGCCAGAGCGTAGGCATCTGAGACAGCGATCTGCCCATAGCGATGCTGGTAGTCGCTGGTAGTGCGGGTACTCCCCGCTCGCGTCATGTAGGGGTCCCCCTGATAGACCGTCCGGTCGTATCCGACATACACCTGATCGTTAAGGGGTGCCGCAGCGGGGATCGTCATGTTGATCCCTTCCAGCTCCACGTTGGTCCCTTCGGTGACCGCAGCACCGGCCCCCGTGTTCCTCCGAGCGAGGACGAAGTTGTTCAGGTTGATGAATCCCCGGGCGAAACCGAAGACCACGCACTCAACCACATACTCCAGGTCGTCGAAGGTCTCGCCGGAGACATAATCCGGGCTCAGGCTGATATCGAGGGCGTTGGACGGAATCACGTAGGTGTGATCGTCCGCGTCGCCGGTCACGTCGTTCGCCCCACCCTTCCGAATGAACAGGGTTTGAGCCTTGGCGTCCTTCCTCAAGAGGTTGGTCGCCGCGTCTGAAGACACCGTGACCCGGTCGGCGTCGAAAGTCGCCCCACCCTTATCGATGAAGTTCCGACGATCATAGACGCCGTAGAGGCGAGCAATACCCAGATAGGGAGGCAGCTCGATCCCCTTCAGAGTCCGTCCGAGATCTGAAGAGACTACCGTGGTGTCCGTGACCAGCCGGGCCTGATACGCCGGGGTCGCGGGACCGGCGATGGTTCCATACTCCCCGTAATCCAGACCCGAAGTGCTCCCGGTCTGGAGGTAGAGAGAGGACACCAGATTCCCAGCGGAGTCGTTGTTCTGCCCGCCCACGACATAGAAGACCGGCTTGGTCTCGTCAGCGTCATCGGTAAAGAGGTGGTTGATCCCAGGGAGAAAGGTCCCCGTGGTCACCGAGGTGTCATGGTAGGGAATGTCCTGGCGACCAAACCGGGGCATGTACTCCCAGGGGACCACGAATCCCATCCTCAGGTTTGAGGTAAAGATCGTCGCCCCATCCTTGTCTGTCCCGATGGTCGGGGCCGGGCCCGGATAAGTGGTCGCGCCGACTAGGCTGGAAGCCGCCATGTTCACGGAGAACATGGTCATGCTCCGGTCCAAGAAAGGCCGGAAGACAAGAGACTTGCTCCCCTTATCGAAGAAGACCTCAACCTCTCGATCCTGCTCCGAGAACGCGATGATCTCGCCCCCGTGGGCCGGGGCAGCGGAGCCATCCAGCCCCAGGCCACTCAAACGATTCCAGACCTGGACATGAGCCGAGTCGAAGTGCGTCTCTGCGGACGCGACCCCGGACTCAGAGGAGAACGTGGAGTCCAGCGTAGACCCCGCCTGCCGGAGATAGTTCGCCCCAGCACTCCTCACGGCGACGCGGCGGATTTCGTCCGCGACTCTCGCTGTACCGCCACGACCAGGGTGATACAGCAGAGAGGTGGAGAGGATCGCCTTGCTGGCGATCGGCTGGCTGATCGCGTTGGCCCCGAGCGTCCCCGCTGCCCAGGGAGCGGATCCCGCTCCCTCCAGGTCCGTCAGGACAACACAAGCTGCCGCCTTCCCGTCCGTGAACCCGGTCCCGTCCTGAGAGTTGCAGTGCTGTGACCGCACCTCAGCGTTCAGAGTCCCCGAGCTGGGCAACGTAAACTCAGTCACGCCCTGACAGATAAATTCCACCCGGAGACGATCCGCAGCGGAGGCATCCTTGTCGGTGTACCCAGCCGTCCCCGCTCCGACGACCTTGAAAACTCCGTTGTTGTCCGCGTTGGTGTCGTCCCCATACACCACGATGTAGACTTCAGAGCTAGCCCCTGTCCGATCCTGACCTCCGTTGGTCAGCATGTCATACAGCGTGCGGGTGCTGTTGATCAGAGTCTTCGATGACCCCGTCGTAGACAGGCTCATGTCTCCGTTGGTCTCCAACGAGAACCACGTACCTGCGGTGTCGAAGTCTAGACCCGGGAGATCGATCTCGTACTCACTGGACGAAGGGCTGTCGTTGACCAGGGTGACCGCGGAGACCTGGAGGTCGTTGTGCAGCAACCCGCCCAGGAACATGAAAGGCTTCTCAAAGTTCTCTGAAGCCAGAGGGTACATAGGCCCCGGATGCAGAGCGGCGACCTCACCCGGGGCGGCCGGGTTCATCGCGTCCTCTTCAATGAACCGGAGAGTCACGGACTTCTGGAGCCCCGTGGAGCTGTCCGGGTCATCGGTCTTCCAGTATTCCCGGGGGGACAGGAACCGGACGGCTCGCTCTGTGGTGTCCCGGAAGGTGGCCCTTGCTCCCTCGGAGCCGTTGTCCCCGCCGATGTGGAGGAAGAATACGGAGCCGTTGTTGAACCCCGTCGCGTCCGTCATGAAGCCGCTGGGCTTGAAGTCCGCCCCTACATCCCACTCTGTCACTGCATCAAAGCTCGTGACGCTCCCGCTGGTCTGCGTTGCCTCGTCATCTAGGAGGACCGTCACCCCAGGCTGAATGACCGCGGCGTCAGACCAAATGGTCCGGATCCCGTCAGGACCATCCACCGCTTGCGTCTGGTTGGGTACGGAAGCAGCCCCGTTGGCGTAGAGGTAGTCTACCTCCACCACCGAAGGCCCCTGCGTGTCTCCCGTGTCCGACTGCTTGTGGCACGTCTGGAGGCGACCAAGGATCAGCTTCGTCAGGTTGTGGCGGAGCAGGTGGTCGTAATCCCACTGGCCCAGGGAGATCCCCCGGCGAAGGTCCAGCACATCCCCCGCTGCGATCTCATCCGCAAAGCGACCATCCGGCCGGCTGTTGAAGAAGCCGATGGAGGCACCCGCCGAATGAGGGAGAGCCATCGAGCCATTGCGACCCCGGCCGCCCGTCGGGATTGTGATCGTCCCGGCGGTCGTGTCCACCGCCGAGATCCCCATGACCTCCCCATCGATCACCATGAAGGTGCTCGAAACCGAGAGGCTCGGGTCATCCCAGCCAGAGTTGGTCAGCCCCGTGACCTGGATAGCTCCCGTGTCATCCTCATCGATCGCGTTCGTCAGGGTCGCGGTTCCAAAAGCCTTCGCCCCATCCCGGGGGTTCGTCAGGGACGCCGCGGAAGGGTTCCGATCAAAAGAGCCGTTCTGGTTCGCGTTACCTGAAGTCTCCACCGCTACGAAGGCGTTCGCGTTCCTCCGGAAGACCGCACATAGGGGGATCGCGTACACGTAGCCGTCATAGGTCCCCAGGCTGTTGGTCGCGTCTCCATCACCCGCCCGCCAAAGCGAAGGGTCGCCCAAAGTCTCCCGCATGTTCGTGAAGACCATGCCGCTAACCGGAGCCGTCGCCACCCCCTGCCCCAGCACGTTGGGGTCGTCCAGCCCGTCCGGATACTGGTCCAGCGCAACAGAGGAACCCGATCCCGCCCCCTGCCCAAATACCCGAATCCGATACTGAAGCTGGAGTCGCTCTGTCGTCTCAAACCCGAAAGCCGGGTCTTCAATATCGTCCGTGATGTTGGTCCCCCCATACTCCACGTTCCCCCACTTGTAGACGGTGGAAGCTGAAGGCTTGTTCGTGGTGCTCGGGTTAGGCCCCACCTGAGTCAGCCACACCTCCAGAAAGACCAGATCGGTTCTGGCATCCGTAGCCGGAGGGGGGAAGAGCTTGACGAGGTGGCTCGTGTCCGTGTCCGCAGACACAGCGGTTCCTACAACCGGAACCACCCAACCATTGACCAGAGCCCAGAGGATCGGCTCCAGCTCCCCAGACTGCTGCCGGCCGAACTTGAAGTAGTTGCTCCAGGCAGAGTTGAATTCGTAATCCGTCAGGGCAGACACCGGATCCAGCAAGAAGCCTGAGTGGGATTGACTCTGGAGAGCCTCCCGCATCCTCTCCCAGGCAATTTGAGCCATTAGATTTAGCTCATGATCTAACGGCGGTTTCCCAGCCTGCCATACTACTGAGGCGAACTGCCTGTCAAGAGCAGACAGGGTACGACTAGGTCCATTGAATCGCTCAGCCATAGGACACCTCAGAGTTTAGAGGGAACGACCTGGGGCCGCCGTTTCTCCCTTGCTTGGAAAAACTCGGAATCCCCATCCGTTTCCGATATATACAGACCATCGACTTGGAGACACCACCGATTTCGGCTACCGCTGCGTCGGTCATGGTCCCGGCTAATGGGTGCCAATCTCGATGGGGTGGCTTCGATGTTTTGAGTCGGTAAGGCACGAAGTCTGCGGGTGCTTCTACCTGAGTCTTGAGCCCCTTCCCACGTCGCTTCCACACCATGTCAATGTCTGCGGGGTCATTTCGGGAAGCCCCCTTACTCGTCTGCTGAGTCCGCTCTCGGTGGCAGTTGGCACAGACCACCTCACACTTGGCAGCCTCAGCACGGATGGCATCCTTCGATCCCATGTGAAGAACGCAGCCCAGCTTCCTACCCCGAACGTGGTCGAAATCGAGCTGACAGTAGTGCCACGCCAATCCGCTCCACTCCCGCTTTGCGGCCCGCTCGCACTCCCGACACTGGCGGTGACGAGGCCGGAAATCACCGGGTTCCCCACACTTTGAACACAACTGCCGCTGGAGGGCTGAGAGCGTCCAGGAAGCGTTCGGGGTTTTCTCTGCCATCGATCGATCCTAGGCGTGGTTCAGTAGGCTGAGTCAGCCCTCAGACCCTACCCAGGCTCCCCTATAGCCTCCTTACCACGGATCACATCTCAGCCGGACTCGTAGGGCTCCACTTCATCGTGATCGTAGTATCCCTCGCCTCCCGCCTCATGCCGGACCTTGTACATCAAACCGTGGGAATCACTGACCTCAACGACCTCTCCCACAACACCCCAACGACACCGCTCGCGGACACCCGGCGCCCACCCAGCTTCTTCGCTGGACGGTTCCAGCGTCCGAACTGAGGCCCCCACCGTCAGCCGATTCTTCCGGCCGATGATATATCGGACGTCCCGAAGGGGTTCCGCCATCCATCCGATCAGCCGCGTCCCTCCGCAGAGAATCCCGGCTTCAGACAGGGCCCCCATCATCTCCCGACGCCCCAAGTCGTGATTGGTGTTGACCAGGACCGGGATGGTGAACCCGTGCTTTACCAATCGCTCGCAAAGCCACTCCCCGTTACCCGGGCCCATGCTGTAGTCGAGGATGATCACGTCAAAGCAGGGATCCTGACCCATGAGGAGATAGTCCAGAGCTTCCTGCCCATTCTGCTTCCAGACGAGGTCACAGGCATGACCCAGCTTCTTCTGAGCGGCTTCCCACTCCGTGCTCATGTCGTCCACGACCAGGACTCGAAACTTCGTCATCAGGGGCTCCCCATCGGAGGGTCGGGAAGCCCGAGGGCTTCTCGCAGGTTGGTCAGGGCTTGCCTGACTAGGAAGTGGTCATCCCGCCGAATATCAGGCATCCCATCCAAGACCACACGGGTGGGGCTCCCGTAGGGAAGCGAGACGATCTCGAAATCCAAGGCGTGCCCCTCATCCCGGCGATCTCGGTACCGGAAATATCGATCAGGGACTTCCGACAGGTCCGCCTCGCGAGCCTTCTTGTACCAATCCGCAAACACGACAGGGATCACCCTGGCCTGAAACCAGGAGCCTTCAGCCGGGAAGTTCTGCGTCCACCGGAACACCCGGAGATTTTGAACGGAGGGGATTACCAGAACAAAGCCATCCGGGAAATCCGAGGTACAAGAGTCGAACACCGTGGTCGCCCGAGCTACCCGCAAGGTACCGCTCCCCCAGGCTACCAACCCCTGTCTGTCCATCAGGTCATAGAGAGCCGAGACCGTCTGACCCAGAAGGAGATCCCGGCGACAGCAACTCTCATAGAGAGCCGACACCAGCTCTTCGTTGTCACACCAGGGGTGATCGTGGAGGTAGAACCTCACGACTGCCCCGAAGAGTTGGACCACGCATAGACCACCCGGGCCTTCTCCAGCCCATGCTCCTCCTCAAATCGATCGAGGGTGAACCGGGGACGGTCAGGGTTCGACCCAAGGGGGCTCCCCTTGGTCGGCATCTCCCCCTCAGGGACAAGCTCCGCTCCGAGGAGGAAGAGACGACGGTCCATCTCTACCGCCATCGCGGTCAGATCGTCCCCGATGTGTTCCTCCTTGAGGAAGGGAAGACCTTCAACCCGCCTGTAAAGCAGGGCGGGGCCAAACTCATCCTTGAGGGAGACAAAGAGAGACCACTGATGGCGACCTGAACGCCGCTCCAAGGCCCCCTGTGACGCCTCCCAGGGGAGGAAGTAGACCCACCCCATGAGCCCGAACTCCGGATGCCTCGCCGGGACACGGATAGCGGCGTCGATTGGCTCACCTCGCTCAAGAGCGTCGAAGGCTTCTTCTTTGGTGCTCGGGGTGGTCATACCTGCTCCAGGGCGTTCGCGATTTCATCCAGATATCGAGAGCCTTCCAGAATCCTGAGTCGGCCGGACGACTCCGTGAGGTACCAGTCCCCGGCGTTCCCGTTTCGCCGGCCCTTGACGACCAGCCGGATCCCGCTGCCTGGACCCTCCTCCACGAGGGTATCCACGTCCTCCTCCAGATAGCGGCGATGAGCCTCCCGGAACATCCCGACCAGTAGAGCCCTTTCCTGAGTAGGCTGGACAACCTGCTTCCCCCCATCCCGAGCCCTCCCGAGCCACGTCCCCTCCTGTAGGAGGAGCCGATGCTCCTTCCTGCTCACCAGGATAGGGAAGTAGCCGTTGGATTGCCGAACAACCAAGGGGGTAGCTCATGACCGCTCCCTTGAGCTACCCCGGAAGACCAGCTTTCGGGCTTCCTCTCGCCCCAGATCATCCATCGCCCACCGCAAGCTGAACGGGGGGCGATCCTCCCGGTACCCAGCCCCGACGCAGTTGCCCGGCCACTCGCCATCAAGGACGACCTCCGCCCCCAGGCGGAAGAGGTAGCGATCCACCGCCACCGAGATCTGCTCCGCGGTCATGCTGCTGTCCATCTCGATCTGGGCATACTCCAGCCCGACCTCTCCAACCTTGCCATAGGCCGGCTGACCCTGGTATGCCTCCACAGCGGACACGGAACCGATGCCCCCCATGTGACTCCGCCCCCACCAGCGACCCATCTGGTTCCAGCAGCGGAAGTAGAGCCAGCGGCCGGTGTTGGTTCCGTCCGAGAGATAGACCGGGACCCGAATCGCGGCCCGGATCGCGATGCCCTCGTTGAGGAGGTCTTGGGCGTGTCCCTGGCTGGTCGGGCGGATCATGAGCTACCTCGTGTCTAAAGTCCCTGGTGTATACGAACTTGCTCGAAAAACTTACCTGTAAAGATCAAGGTCTCGGACTTCCCCGACCACACTCCGCATCACATCGACAGCCTCCTGCTCGGAGTTATAGATGGGTGCGGAGTTGACGAGGGGCTTCCACTTCATCCGGTCATGGTCGATCAACTCGATCCACCCGGTCCACTTCCCCTCTTCATTAGGCCCCCCCGCGGTACAGGAGACGTCGCGGGTTTGGATGATCAGCATGGTCCCGCGACTCAACCTTGCGGTGAGGGGACTCATCGGTCTAGCTTTGACCAGGAAGGAGCCTCCCAGGTAACCGGCTCGTGGCCGAACCCGCTTCGGTGCTCGCTGACACGCCGCACCAGCTCTTCAGCGTCATCCTTGTGGATGTAGACGAAGTGGTAGCCCCGTCCATCCCTCCACTCGATCCGCAGGTCTTCACAGAGCTGAGTGGTGTGCTCCGCCGCCGCCTCGGCGGGGTAGAGATAGCGAGAGAAATACTGGTTCTGCATCCCGAAGAGCCGGGAGAACGTCCGGATCTCGTAGAAGCCATCCCAGAACCAGCTCATCCAGAGCTTGAAGAGATCCCACCGAGCCTGGGCGAGTCTCCAGGCGACCATCGGGGTCTCATCCTCCCCATAGGCGGTGACCCGGAAGCAACCCGGGTCGTTCCAGAACTTCCCACCATGCCCCAGCCACCCGCCGAAGCGATACTCCCGAACCGGCTCCGCCTTCATCATGGCGTGGATGAAGTCACGTCGGTCATGTCGTGAGGAGTGGGCCCCACACCGGTTCACCAGCACATCGTAGACGGCTACCGCCTGCTCCTCAGTCAGGGTCCGCGGATCCCGGCGAGGGGTCGGCCAGTCGAACGACGGCGGGGGCTTGGGGATCTCCTCCGTGAGACCCTTCAGGTAGTGCCCCAGGTAGGCGTTAGCGGCCTCCCAGCGGGTCTTGAAGGGCCCGAGGGACTCCCGGGGGCTGGTCAGCTTGAGGTGGACGTACCAATCCCCTCGCTTGCCCTCCACGGTGCAGAGATACACCGGGATGTTCCCCTTGAAGGGAGGGAGGTTCCGATCAGGCTGAGTCCAGTCGCAGTAATAGCTGTGACGACCCTCACCCCTGCCGCTGATGTGGCGGCCTCGGAAACTGAAATCAATCTCGGCACCCATCATCGTGTCCACCTTTCGATCCTCTCGACCGCTTCCTCTACGTCTTCGGCCATCGCGAGGAGCACGTCCGCCGTCTCCTCGTCCACATGACCAGCCTGAGACCGAAGGATCTCCGGGTCCGGCATGTTGGCGATCAGACCCTCCAGAAGGGCCACCACGGCTCGCCTGTCAAGCCCTCGCACCCGCTCTCGTAGCCTCAACCTGTCCATTCGTATCTCCTGATTGAGTATACGAATGGGATCAAGAAAGTTACCGGCTAAGAGCAGGAAGCTTCCCACCAGAGTGCCACGGGGATGCCTTGTTCGTCGCAGGAGAGCATGACCACGACGTTTCCACCGTCTCCCCACCCGGTCTCCAGGGTAGCGAGGCAGGAGGCACTGACGCCGTCATGAGAGGGGAAGACGGGCTCCTGATTGAACCCAGGCTGGCCTCCCCATTGGTCCACACCATGAGGTCTGGGGAGGACCCTTCCGCTGGTCAGGTCGTCCAGAGCCATCTGCTTGTGGTGAATCTGACTGAGTACCTCCCGCCATCCCAGAGTCCGAAACTGCCCGTTAGAGCGGTAGGCTCCATCATGGAGCCGGTTGATCTCGGATTCCAGAGCGGCCACCTTCTTCCGAGCCTCCCCCACTTCGTCATACGGGGTGAAGGGTGTCTCCGGTTCGCTCACCGGGAAGAAATAACCGATGACGCCGTCATACCCCCCAGCTCGGGAGCACTGAAGAGCGAGCACCACCCGATAGTTCTGACCATGGATGGGGACGATGATCCCTGATCCATGGGGTCTCCCAGGGTAAAGCCGCGGGGAGAACAGCTCCGGCCACCGAGAGGTCTTGTAGTGGATTGTCTCCCCGGAATCCGAGATCAGGTGTTCCCACTGGCAAACCTCTAAGCCCTTCAGGGGGCCCGGCGGCCGGTAAGGGGCCCGCTTTGCGGTCAGGGTGATCAGCATAGGATTATCTTAATCAAGGGGAGGGAGCCGCAACCCTTACAGGTGGTCTCCAAGGTAGGCCCCACCACCCGCACCTGAAGGGGATGACAGAGGCTCGGGGAGGTCTGAAGCGAGGGACAGCGAACCTTCTTCATCAAGAGAGTTGAATCTGCTCTCCGATACGTCCTGATAGGACCACCGCAGGGGGAGCAGACCACATGGACGAGCCCCGGAGCCAACCAGACGTTGACAAACTGGTAAATGCACCGGGAGCACTTCAGAACCTCCGTCCCCGAAAAGGAGCCCTCTCTGGGGGACCAGTCTGGGTAAAGGCTCTCCGGAAGCTGCCCAGCGGGGCAACCTGACCCGTGCTCGGGTCGTGGGCCCCGCCACCACTCATGGCAGTGGAGGCACTTCGACAGCTTGCTATCACCGAGCCCGCCCTGTGAGGCTAGGATCCCCCCGTAGCTGCTCCAGCCAGGGCCCGGGTCTCTCGCCTGGAAGCCGGGTGGGGCTCCAATGGGGGGTTTCCAAGCCATCGCTTCGCTCCTACTCCCCGCTATACGAACGAGGTCCCCATTATTGCCGGCTCTTGTGGAGGATCATGTACACCGTATTGATCCGAGTGCCTGATTCAAGGAAAGACTCAGGGGGGAGATCGGTGAAGAGATGCCCCCACCGGGACTTCTGACTCTTCGCCCAGGCCCGGAACCGCTTGTGCTTCGCGGTGCTGCCCAGGTCCGCGGAGATAGGCAGCACCGCGACCAGAGTGCCCCCCGGAGCCAGGAAGTCAAAGGCGTGGGTGACGTGCTCCATCCAGTGAGTCCCGTAGAACGGGGGGTTCATCACCACATGGGTGTAGATCGGATTGGCGGGGAGGTTCAGGAAGTTCGCCGGAATCACGGTGAGGCGAGGATTGTTGATCCCCTCCAGGGCAGAGACGCGGTCAGGATGAATCTCCACCGCGTCCACCTGACCGGCACCCTGACTCAGAAGATGGCGGACGATATGACCCGTTCCAGCGGACGGCTCCAACACCCGGGAGCCTTCGGAAAAGCGAACCCGATCGAGGATCTTCCCCACGACCGGGCTCGGAGTCGGGTAGAAGCTGAGATTCTTTGCGGGGAGGCCCGCCTTGGTCTTGAGGCTGTCCGCCGTGTCCCCACGAGGAGCCGCGTCCGGGAGAACCTCCCCGTAGTAGTCCGCCAGGACTTGATTGGCCTTCTCGACCAGATCATCCCGCCGGAACCAGAGGTGTGCGTTCCCATTCTTGAAACACCGCACGCGGAAATAGGGAGTCTCCGCGTAGGACTGTCGGGGGTTGTAGCCCCGGCCCCGGGTTTCCTCGATCGCCTTGGTCAGGGCACCGGGCTCCGGCTTCTTGCCGTCCAAGACAGCGAAGACACGCTCGATATCCGCCATCGTGTCCCGCATCCCGGAGTGGTAATTCCACGACCCCCACGAGTCGAACACGTTGGTCAGAATGATCCGGGTCCCGAGCTTGAACCCGTCGTGAGACTTGAACCTCCGATCCAAGTGCGTGAAAGCTCTGGCGAGCCCACGCTGAAAGATGAGGTTGGCGTCTGAGAGCAGGCTCTCAAGAATCCCCCGAACGTTGTCCACCGTGACCTCAGGCACGTCCCCACAGAGATCCTTCTCCAGGTCTTCCTTCGCCTTCCGGTCCATCAGGGTCCCCATCCCTGTCAAGACGACGAGGTTCTTCCAGACACGGGCGTCCACGTACTTACGCCACACGTCCAAAGACGCCTCCGGATCGAACTGCTGGAAGAGGCGACGATAGGCCCCATCCTCAGAGCGGTCGCGGAGGGCAAAGACGGCAGCCCCGTGAGCCTCCCGGGCGATCACTGCTGCCTCATCCACCATGTCATGACCCGCCTGGATC